AATACCTCAATCATTTTTTTATCAATGTCGTTATGTCCTATAACGTCAAATCCTGCTAATTTATAACCCATTGTAGAACCACCACCACAGGCAAAACAACTAAATACTTTTCCTTTGTCTTTAGTGAAATTGGCATTTTTTAATGTCCAATTATATTTAAATTTATGTTCTTGTTTCATTACTCGTAATTTAATGTTTTTAATTCGATTTCAAGTTCTTTGATTTTAGCCTGTTGCTCCAGGTTAATTAACTGCCATCGGAAATTTTGTTTTGATTCTAACCTATATTCGTTTTCGAGTTCTACAAAGGTTTTTTTAATTTCCTGCAGTTCCATTAGGCTCTCCTCCATTGAGTCAATTAAATCCGTTCTGAGGGGGTGCTTACGTTTGATTTCATCTAAGCTAGTTGCTATCTTAGTGTAAGTGTAGCTAATTAATACGCTTGTTCTAAGTGTTTTGTTTAAGTCCATAGTTATTTTATTTTAAAGTCCACAATATCCAGAATCACATTCGTTAAAATCCGTGTCGAATAAATCTAATTGCATTTTGTAACTTCTTATTTTTTCGTAAGTTATTCCATTCTTAAAAGTGCTTTCGTTTTCTTGTTCTTGTCTAACAAACCAATTAAATTTAGTTGGTTGTTGGTTTGAAATATGATTCAAAAGTAATTCATTTCTATGGAAGCACCCGACGCAGTTATTTCTTTTTGCAAATCTTACTGGTTTATCATTCCAAAATAATTCTATTGAATCTTTAAATAATCTATCCTCAATCAAAGGAAAAGTAACTTTTCTATATGGTAATTCCTTCCATTGATTTCGTCCGTTTTTAACTCCAACCTTAAACTTAAAATTTTGAAATCCGTTTATTTCGCGTTCTATCATTTTATCGGCTCTTCTTTTTTCATTTGCTCTAAATCCTATTCGCATTTCTACTGGCAATTCAGTATTATCGTAGCACCATTGAGCAATAGGAAAAACCTTCATATCTTCCGTGCAATATCTAACCATTTGATTGGGTAAATAAAATTTTCCGTTTGTACGTTTATATGATGCAATTACTTCTTCAAATGTTTTTTCACTTAGCCAATTTATTTCTTTACCTATGTATTGCTCAAGGTCTAACATAGTGTAAATTATTTCGTCCTCTTCTAGAGTACCTATAAACTCACGACCTATTTTGTCGCTTACAATTTGTCTTAATTTAGCGTCTGGGAATAAACAAGATTTGTCATTTGTTCTTACCAAAGCAAATATGTTAAAATCCGCAGGGTAATGTACCGCCATATAACTAGAAGTTTTTCCCCCACTTAGTGAATTTATTGTTTTCATAATTAAAAAGGTAAATCGTTGTTAATAATTGATTTAATAAATGTATGCTGAGTAGTATGCTCAATTTGTTTCCTTGTTTTTTTAGGTCGTAAATCTGCCAATGGGTCAATGCTTCCAACTTCAAAGCCTAACCCCCTTGCAAAATTGCAAAATACTGGCTCGTTTAACGAAGTGTGTTTACCTCCTGTCTCTACGTCTTTAACTTTTTCCACGTTTATCCAAGTTGTTTTATTCATCCCTTGGTGCTTAACAAGTCGGTGGATAACTATCATATCATCGCACCTATTTAGAAATGCTTTACCACCTTCGATATGGTCTTTTAAAGGAGGTTTCAAATGCCCCTTCCATTCCCCATCAGCGAATAAATTACCGCTCCGTCCACTTTCTGTATTTGGGTGGGTATTTATGTAGATGGTCATTCCTGTACGGTTAACAAATTCCCTTGCATCGTTCATAAATGTATAGTTTCCTTCATAGGTCATAGTTCTATTTAAGCCTGTAAATGGGTCAATCAATCCTACCTTACATCCGCTGTCCTCAAATATGCTTAGTAAGTCATTAGGTTTGTAAAGTTTTCTATTGTCAACAAATGTAAAGAATTGCTCAATGTAAGTAGAGTAGCTCATTATCTGAGTTTTCGTTAGTTCCTTAAATGGGATTCCTGCATACATCTGGATAAGGTCTCTGAGGATTTGCCCCTTTTGATTTTCTCCGCTCCAGATACAAAAGGTTAAATCGTGTTTTAAAGCAAGGGTAAGAAAGTACCAATTTATCCAATAGGTTTTCCCTACGTTATCGTGCCCTAAAATAATGTTGAGTTGCTTAGGTTTGAATCTAAGGTATTCGTCTAGGTAACAACCTATTTCTAAACCCATTTGTATTTTACCATCTCGGTAATTCAGTAGGTATTCTGTTTGGTCTCCCTTTGTTGTTAACATAACCCCTGCGCTCTTGCCATCTGTAATTCTTTAGGCTCGTTAGTATCTATTCGGCTAATATAAGGCAAAGTATTTAATAGGGTAGATTTCCAATTTTTAATTTTAGTCTTTTTGCCCTTTGAGTTTGTACACCATTCATTTACCAACCAACTTTCGTACTTTAAACGTATCTGCTCTTTGTCGATGTTATGTACTTTACTCACTGCATAAGCTATAAAATCCTCCAACGGAGGTGTATTATATATATCATTAACATTAACATTAACATTCTCAGCTATTTTTGCTATAGGTTTTATGCGTTTGCCATCGTTTGCTATATTATTTATGCGATTGCTATCGTTTGCCATTTCTTGCCATCTTTTTTCTGCGCCTGCTTTACCTGCTTCGCTACGTTTAATAAGCTTTTCCTCAAATAATTTAAGGTCACGTTTTAGGTGATTCTTAATAGGTTCAAAAGCTATTTCTATAATTAAATCTTCGCTCACTGGGTTTTCATCGTTGACGTATCTAAAAATATGCTTAATTAATTTCCCTGCTAAGTCATCAGGAAGCTTCTCGAATAATGCCTTTTGGTCGGCATATAAAATAAATGATTTTTTGTCTTTTGCCATAATAAATTTTTTAATAAAAAAAGCCCTTGGAATCCTGTGCATCTCACTTCACATTCATCCAAAGGCCTAAAAACTTTCTTTTGCACTTATTGTGAGATGGTGCGTCCACAAATATAATAAATTATTTCATTAAATGTAGTACTTTTTAGAAATTCTTTCTTTGATTCTTTCAAGTTTTTTATAGGATTCACATTCTAGCACGTCCTTTTCTAGGTTCCTATCTTCTGGAGTAGCTTCCAAGTTTTCGATTTCCTGCCTATAAAGCTTCGTATCTTCTAAATACATACTGTCCTTAGTCTTTTCCCACCACGTAGCATTATTTACTAAATGAATAACGGTAGCGTGAGTTAACCCTAGTATCTCCCCTATGCCATTCCAAGTCATTTCGTAGCCCCTTAGCTTGTATGCTAGGTAAGCTTTCTTATGGATAATATGCGCTTTCCTGTTTGGCTTGTTTAATTGGTCCTGCTCAACCAATTTTATGCAGTTTTCTTTAAGTGTCATTTTATTCGTTTTATAGCTATTATTAAATCGTTCCAAATATCTAAGACTAACCTAGCGTGAGTAACGTCGTAGGCTTCTACTATTTCCGTGCGTATCTTTCTTCGTGATGCCGGATTTTCTTTGTAGAAGTATTTAATTTCGTAAGTTTTCATTTCGTTTTTTTAAGTAGTTAAAGTAAAGTTCTAAATTAAAGTGTCCGTTTTTTTGCCACCATTCTATTTGCTCAATTAGGTTTACCATTGTGAAAGTTTTGATTGTTTATTAAAATCATCTGCCCTGTCGCATTCGTTAGAGTATTCTTCCTCGCTCCAGAAGTCGTAGTCGCTGAAGTATTCACTCACGCAGTCATAAATAACGTGGTACATATCTACGTTTACTAAGTACTCTTGTTCGTCTCCATCCGTGTATTCAATGCCTTCGATTACCCTTACGTCAAGGTCGTAATCGTCACTGGTTAAATTGCTTATTTCGTATTCTAGGGAGAAACTAAATGTCTTACCGTCTATCTCTAAATAAAGTTCTATTTCGTTTCCTAAGTGTCGGTCAATTTGCGAGTAAATTCTGTTTGCTGTTTTCATTTGTTTAGTTTTTAAGAGTTAATTATTACATACATTATTAATCGGATTCCTGCGTAAAGCGTTAAGGCTAATCCTGCTAATTCTAAATAGGCTTTTTGGTACTGGTTCATTTTGTTTTTATTTATTTGGTTAATAATTATACACAAATATAAAACTTATTTACATACTAAAAAACATTTCAACAAAAAAAATTAAATTATTTTGTAATTTAGAATGATTCTAAATAAGGAAAGCCTTAAATATCATAGATAAATGGGACTAAATTAAGGGGATAACCTTAAATAAACTCCGCAAAAATAAGGGTATTACCTGTTAAGGAACTTCCTGCGGTAAATGAACTCTTGATATTTGGTGTAAACAAGATGGTTTACTTTATTGTGCTTACCACAGTCACGACATTTGAGCCAATGGTGAACCGTACCTGATGCGGTTACTACTTTCTTATTATATTTTTGGTTTGTACCTGAGCACTCTGGGCACTCGAATTTATCTCCACTATGCTGTACTGCATAGTTGTGCTGAGGTGTGGTATAGGAAGTTAGTTTCTTAAATACTGCCTCTAGGACTTCTACATCCATCTTACAATAGGCCACCATCTTATCCAATGCTACCTGGTCTTTTCTAAATACTATATCTTTCCAAAGGTCCATACCTCCTGTTTCCATTTTGGCACCAACATTAAGAAACTTGGCAATATAGTCTAGCTTGTTTGAATTGAAATTAAAGTACCTTTTAGCCCATTTAAGGGTGTCAATGGTCTTGGGTGATGGCATAACATCAATACCATGAATTATAGCCCTTGTGCGTATCCATTTAAGGTCGAATCTATCCCCATTGTGAGCCACTATCTCATCGGCTTGGTGTAGTACTTTGATGAATTTTTTAATCATGTCCTTGTCGCTTTGAGATTTGGACCATGTAAGGCTGTGTATTTCATCCTCCCCCTCCCATTTGTAGCAGATGCATATTATTGCACGTTCGTGAATAATGTCACTGGGGTTAATGGTTAGGTTGTAACCTGAGCGCCAAAAGATACCTACGTTAAATGAGGTTTCTATATCGTAAAAAAGTCGTTTTCTCATAGCTTTAATAGCAGAGCAATCCTTTGGAACACCCCTTGTTTGATTAAAAACCGAGCTAATGTACCTAGAATAAATGATATTAACACTATCCACCAATTAATTCTGTACTTTACTACCTGAGTAGCCTTGGCAGTTTTCCACTTTGTTTGCCCTTGTATCTTAATAGTTTTTATTCGTTCTTTATATTCTATTTTGGTTTGCCATTTGGTTTTAGGCAAGTAAACATTTCTAAAATTTATTACGGTGTCCTTAGTAGTAAAGAATTTTTCGTATACAATCGAATCAAATCTTATCACTGGAAATGAATCTAAAGTAGTTATTCGTATTGTGTCGCTGTCCTGAATAACCTTTAGGCCGTGTTTAAGAGCCTTTTGGTAGTGGTATTGTGCCTTTCGTTCACTTGAGCAACTTAATAGCGTTAAAAGGGCTAAAATTAGGTATAAATTTTTCATAGGTTTTTAAGCATTTCAATCATGCGAGGGCATGGGTAAATATCTGATTTGTCCTTTCTTACTGAGTTGTGGGTATAGATACCTGCAGTACCCTCAAAGGCTTTAACATCAATGTTAAATATCTCTGACCGGTATGCTTTGGGGATGTTATAGGTTTCGCATAAATATAAAAGCAGTTGGCGAGTGCTTTCAATTTGTTCATCAGTATAACGGTACCACGCTGTATGTCCTTTAAATGGTTTGTCTAGTAAAGTTACCATCTCTTTCTTTACCTGAGAATTAACATAGGTATAGTAAGCTCCATTCTTTTGCTTTAATGGTCCCCAATTACATATCTCAATACCTACTGACAGTTTGTTTAGGTTTCGGTAAGGTAGTTTCTTAACAGCAAAATCAGCTGAATCAATGCCTAGATGCCAAGCCCAATGTTTGGATGAGAAGCATTGCACTATCTCACCACTGGCACCTATGATAAATGCAGTAGCTATTCGTGTGTCGTTTGTATTCCAATAACGAGATACACCCTTGGCATCTCCTGAGCCTGCTGTGTGGTGTAAATAAATTTGGGATTTGGGGTTAGTTTCTTGAAAGTATTGGTCACTATCCAATCTCACCTGCGTTATCTTGCTTACGTCTAATTTCATCTACCTCTTTTTTTATATCCTTAGCCCTTGCAAATAAGTTTTTCATAGCTTGCCAAATGTTAAACCCTTTCACTGCTATTACGTTCTCATTAATTGACATTAATTCTATTGAAATCAAAATCAGTGCGAGTATCTTGGTTAGAAGCAATGGCACTGAAAAGAATTTTAAGATAATAGCATTAAGAATAAAGCTATCAATCATGTAAAATAAAATAACTGTTACCTGATAAAGCAACATCTTGCTAATAATTGCACTTAGGCCTCTGCTTGTTATCTTGACCTTATTCTTAACTGACTTCCAGATTCCCGAAATAGTATCTAAGATGATTACAAAACCTACCAAAAAAAGCAATCCTGATATAGGCATAAGAAAAGTACATACAGTGGCCAATAATTGTAGCCAATTACTCTGCATGGTGGTTAGTAATATATTAATTTGAGCTTTCATTTTTGTATACTAATGCGTTAACAATTTGGAATAGTGCCCTTGAAAATAAAGCCACTGACCCAAACTTAAAGTACATTTCGGGTTGCATAAACATAGCTAGGCAAGTGCCGATTAAAGCTAGGTAGTAGGTGAAACTGATGAATTTTAAGTATTCCATTATACGTCAAGGGTGTTTGAAACAAAAAGATAAAACGTATCAGGGTCTGTGAACACTTTTAAGGTTAGGTAATATCTGCCTTTTGCAGGCTCTTCAGCTATCCAACTTATTCCATCCATTGTTAATGAGCCATCTGTAATAAATCTATCATCTAAATACAGAGTGTATGTAACATTGGTAACAGTGATGTCAGGATTGTACCTAAAGAATACATACATATTATCAGCATCCACATAGATAGTAGGTCCTTCGGTTAGAATTACTAAGTCATTATCTGCATCTACTGAGCTTATGTTAGTCTCACCAGAATAACTTGTTATTAATACATTGCCGTATCCTGTGCCTTCATCATTAACAGCACCCATGCCGAATCCTGTTTCTGCATCAAAGGGTACACCCCATCCATTACTTGCCATTCTTATCTTTTGTTTGCAACCATACCTTCAGTTTTACCACGTTGGTAGGTTTTGGTTTATATTGTTTTGAGCTGCTCATAAATTTCCATTGTATCATCGACTAGAATAATTCCTTTATCAGTTTCTACGTGTAGCTGTGTATCACTAATTACCTCAATAGGTCCTGTGATAGTGTACTCAATTCCGTTATATGTGAATGTATTAAGCA